AGCATTACCGTCATCATCTTGACCGTCAATAATACGTAGGGCCAAAACCTCGTCAAAGAAATACGTAATTGCATCTCCTAGAGGTTTACTTGCCATCTTGGGACCAAAGAAAAACACGCCATCATTATTATCTTTACCTTCTTTGCAAAGAAATAATACGTGCATATCTAAATCCCTAAATGATCTCATAAGACTTGTAACGGCTTCACTTACGTTCTGGTAAGCCATTCTTCCATCTTTATTTCTGCTTTTCTCATGTACCAATAAGATCTCTGAGATCTCTGAAACTGAGTCTAAACACACGCTATCAAAGGATAGTTCACCAGATGCTAGAGCGGCATACACCTCTCTTAGATCATCATAGTTCTTAACCTCAATAGCTGACACATTAGGTGCATCTTTAATAGAAAGCAATCCAGCTTCCGCACTTATGACCAATACGTTGCCAGGCATACTTTGTGTAGCGTATGTTTTTCCAGCTCCCGCTTGACCATAAATGAGCAGTTTTGCTCCTTGTTGATCCACCAGTTTATCTGGTGTCTTTATCTTATCTTTTAAGCTCATAATCTACCCTCCTTATATATGTGTAAAAATGAACTTGTAAATTATAACCTGAGAAACTACAATATGTAAATCATATTATTTAGGAGATGTATATGAAAAAACAAATCGACACAACTTGGCTGGCGAATTACTATTTCAGAACCAAGGCTATTGCAACAAACAAACTAAAGGAGCTAAACACAATGGGCGTTCAACCTAATCATAAAGAAAGGAAAATAGATCACTACACATTACCTGTATATATAAAATTTCTAGGATATAAAAAAGCGGCAGAAGACTTTGGGTGTTCAGAAGCTACTTGTAAATCTTGGAGATATGGATACAGGCAACCGTCTATAGCACAAGCTAAACAAATAATTAAAGCGACAGAAGGAAGATTAGACTTTGAATCAATATATGGTCTTATATCCGATATTATAGAAGAACAGGAATAACATGTTCCAGCTCAATATTACCGAGGATGACTCGTCCTTGGATATTGCTCTGGCTTATTATGATGATGGATATAATGTAGTACCTTTACAAAGATCTAATAAGAAACCACCACCATTTTTAAAAGGCTGGGAACAATATAAGGAAACAAGACCTGAGAGGGAACTTGTAGAGTCTTGGTTCAAAGATAGGGATAATCTAGTAGTAGCTTTAGTCTGTGGCAAATTTGTTGTAGTTGACGCAGATTCTCCTGAAGCTATGGATTGGGTAGAAAAGAACCTACCTGCTTGCCCGTACAAAGTAATTACCGGTAAGGGTATGCATTACTACTATAACAACCCAGAAAACTATACTACGTTTGCTACAAGGCGAACTAACACAACTCCTATAGAAAGATTAATAGATATTAGGGGTGTAGGTGGTCTTATTATTGCACCATATAACCGTCATGCTAACGGTCAGGTATACAAGCCTGTAATGATTACAGACTGGAAGATACATGATTCTACAGATCTACCAGATTTTACAGAAAAAGAATACTTACAGATAACAGGTGTACCCAAAGTTGAAAGTAGCCAACAAACGGCACCCTTCTCATTAGACGGCGTATTAGAAGGATCTAGGAATGACGGGGCCGCTAGGATAGCTGGGTATCTTATATCTAAAAGTGTAAACCTAGAGTTTGTTAGGGTATTCCTACAAAATTGGAATAAGAATAACAACCCACCATTACCGCAGAAGGAAATTGATTCTGTAGTAGATAACGTCAAAAGGACACATGATCGTAAGAATCAGATAGCTCCCTTGTTTACACAATCAACTGAGAACATTAAACGACCAGATGATCTATTCTCACCACCTGGTTTGTTAAAGAACATGTTTGATTTCTGTGAGGATATTGCACAAGTACCACAACCAGAATTATCTTTGGTAGGTGCTTTGGCATTAGCTAGTGTGACCTGTGGACGTTTATACAGAACGAACATGAACAACTTCTCTAGTATGTACTTTATGGGTGTCGCTAAATCAGGACAAGGTAAAGAAAATATAAAGACATTTATTGAATCTGTGCTGAATGCATCTGATCAAGAAAAGTTAGTGGTAGGTGATGGATATACATCTAGCGGAGCCGTACATTCTGTTTTGAAGATAAGACCTACCCAAATAACGATTATGGACGAGTTTGGGAAACGATTAGAGGCTATAAGTAACGCAGGCAACACAAACAAAGAAGATGGCATACAAACGCTTATGGAAGCTTGGGGAAGGTGCCACGGGACTCTACGACCAGATAACTACTCTTTGATGGCCGTACAGGAGGAATATAAAGAGAAAATGATGAATAGGGTCACATATAAGCCAGCTATTACGTTAGTTGGATTATCTGTACCTAAGAACTTCTATGGTGCTTTAAATAGCGGAAGGATAGCAGACGGCTTCTTAAACCGCTTCGTTGTGGTTGAATCTAACGAACCAAGACGTGTTGGAGATCTAAAAAGATATACAGAGCCGCCAACAAACGTGGTCAACTGGGTTAATTACATACGCAGACTAAAAGGAAATTTATCTGATGCTGCAAGAGATAACGCAGAGCTAGATATAAATCAGACCGTATTAGAGTTTGATAGACAATCAGAAGAGTTATTACAAGACTTTGCAAGAGAGATAATCAAAAGACAAGACATACTTGAAAAAGACAATTTAGAGCCATTACTTAGTAGATCTAAAGAAAAGGCTATGAGGTTAGCCTTGCTTTGTACTTTGGCCTCTAGTGCTGATTCTAAGAAGATAACCGCAGACGTAACTAAATGGGCTATAGATTACATTAGATACTATGACCTTATGTTTATAGAAGCTTGTAGAGACAAGGTAGCAAGTTCTGCAACAGAATCAAAGATCAAACAAGTCTTATCCTTTATTAGATCTAGAAATGGAGAGGGTATATCTAAAAGAGAAGTAGATAGACATGAGCTATTTAGAAGTATGAAGTCATATGAAGTTAAAGAGATTATAGAACGGTTAAAGAACGCTGGGGAGATCCAGGAGATAGAAATTAAAGTTGGAGGTAAAGGTAGACCAACTAAAAGATTGGTTGCCGTTGACTCTAACTTCTTTGAGGAGTGAACATGAAAACACCATCATTTGAATCAATAGACGATCAAAAGAGAGAGGAGAGAGTAGCTGGATATTTAGAGGGTCTTTGGGGAGTTAGTTGTCATAAGTTACCAGTCAGTTATTCACTAGATTATTGGATAGAGTCAGTAGAAAAAAGTTATTGGTGTGAGGTTAAATGTCGCACCTTTACTTTTGATAAGTACGACACCTTAATTATATCCACAAAGAAATTTAGAAAAGGATCTTCGTTTGCACTAGCAACCGGAGTACCGTTTATTATTGTTTATGCTATGACAGACGGTTTATACATGCATGAATGGAATAAAGACTCTGTTTATGATGTAAGGATGAATGTAAGTGACAACCCTACATATGATGAAGATAGCGAACCTTACGTACACATACCGCAAGAAGATTGGGTGTGCTTGTCAGACAAGCCTTTAGGAATGGACCGTAACGAAATAGGTTTTTAACCTAACCTAGAAGGCCTACCAAACAACTGTTCGTCTAATGCCAACCTATCTTGTGATAAAGGACTTGTAGTTGGCATTTGAGTTCCAGATACATCTGGCAAAGGAATACTAGGAGTTGGGGCCTGTGTAGTTCTTAAAGATTGTTGTGCTTGACCTGCCGCGTCTTGTGCTTTTTCGGTAGTTGATCTTATTAACTTTCTAATTTGATCTGTGAAACCTTCTTCTTCTGCTTCATTAACTGCTTCTTTTGCAATCTTTTCTGTTTCAGATCCTATAATCTCTGCTTCACCATTTATGTATCTTACACCAGCCAAACCTGCTGCTCTTCTAGCCATTTGAATAGCTTGGCTTATAGATCCTTTGTCTGTTTTTAACATCAATCCAACAAATCCTGGAGAAGAAAACAACTGTCTCATGACAGCCAAACCAGCTAAAGTTGGTAAAGTTGCTAACGGAGCAAACACTATACCTGCCGCTATACCGGCTGCTACTAATCCACCAGCAGCTCCACCTCTTCCAATTT